GGGAACCGACGGAACACAAGGAACCCAAGGAACTGATGGCACACAGGGTGTGCAAGGTACCCAAGGTGTAGACGGAACCCAGGGTGCTCAAGGTACACAGGGAACCCAAGGAACTCAAGGTACTGATGGTACACAAGGTACGCAGGGTCACTCTGATCGTTACCGCACAACCTCTACTACTTCTTACACTCTAGGCTCTGATTCAAACCATACATTCGTACTTGCTGATGCAGACCTTTCTTACTCAGTTGGTCAAGATGTGGTTATTGCTGCTGATTCTGAAAATCTAATCCACGCTACAGTAGTTTCTTATAACAACGGAACATATGAACTTAACGTTGATATTAAGGATTACATTGGCGCAGGTACTGGTGGATATTGGACAGTTAATCTTGATGGTGCTACTGGTGTTCAAGGAACTACTGGTTCACAGGGAACTCAGGGAACCGATGGCGCTCAAGGCGTACAGGGAACTGAAGGTCAACAAGGTGTACAAGGTACACAAGGAACTGATGGAACTCAGGGAACTCAGGGAACTCAAGGTACTGATGGTACCCAAGGTACTCAGGGTACAGACGGTACTCAGGGAACTCAAGGTACTGACGGTGCTCAAGGTACATCGGGTACTTCATTTACATGGCAAGGTACTTGGGATGCTGGAGTTGCGTACAACACTAACGATGTAGTCCAATATAACGGGTCTTCATATATTGCTACTGCATTTAACACAGGTGAGGAACCAGATGTTACTGGTTTTTGGAACCTTCTTGCTGCTCAGGGTGTTCAAGGTACACAAGGTACTCAGGGCACTGATGGAACTCAAGGAACCCAAGGTACCGATGGTCAACAAGGTACCCAAGGTACCGATGGTCAGCAAGGTACACAAGGCACCCAGGGTACGGATGGTACCCAAGGTACTCAAGGACACTCTGACCGTTACCGTACATCATCTTCAACTTCTAACACAGTTGAGGTAGCAACTAACGTAAGTTTTGTTCTAGATGACCCAGATCTCTCTTACTCAGTAGCACAAGATGTAGTAATTGCACACAGCGATGCCGCTTACATGCACGCAACAGTGGTCAGTTACACATCAGGTACTAACACCCTTGTAGTAGATGTTAAGGACGTTGTTGGTTCTGGAACCTTTACTTCATGGTCTATCAACCTTGACGGTGCAACTGGTGTACAGGGAACCACTGGTACCCAAGGTACCCAGGGTATTGATGGTATCCAAGGTCTTGACGGTGTTCAAGGCGCCCAAGGTACTTCTGGTCAACTTGGAACTTATGCAACTGATATCACAGGTGATTCAACCGATGGTGGAGCAACAGGAACTACACAGTTCCCAATTACTCACAACCTAGGAACAGAAGACATCATGGTAACAGTCTGGGATAAGGCAACCAAGATGGAAGTTGTTACCGATGTCGCTTATGTAACCACTACATCTGTAACAGTAGGATTTGCAGTAGCGCCAGTTACTTCTAAGACTTACAGAGTGGTAGTTAAAGCCTAAATAAATGAGCAAACAAGCACTAGTCCCAATTAACATACTTGCCAGTCAGGTAACCCCTGCTGGTGAGTATGTTGGTGATGCGTACTTTAATGAGAATACCCAAAGCCTGTTCGTTTACAACGGACTTACTTGGGCAGAATTTGTTCCCGCTGTTACAAGTGAAATGGGTGGTGAACCAAACACCTCTTATTTTGGAGACAGTATTGATAGTGGAACCCCTACAGAAACAACGTTCGATTACACCTATGATGGAGGTATCTTCTCGTGACAGTTAAAGTACAGGTACGCAGAGGTACTGCTACTCAGTGGAGTTCATCAGATCCAGTTCTTTCTGCTGGTGAATTTGGTTTTGAAACAAACACAGGCAAATTTAAAATTGGTGATGGAACACGTAACTGGTCAGCATTACCTTACTTTGTAGACTCTACACAATTTGCAGCGCTAACAGTTCAAGGAACTCAGGGTGTACAGGGAACTCAAGGGGTTCAAGGCGTACAAGGTCTGCAAGGAGTACAGGGAGTACAGGGTCTACAAGGAATACAAGGATTACAAGGAGTACAGGGTCCACAGGGTCTTCAAGGCGTACAGGGAACTCAAGGGGTTCAAGGTACCCAGGGAACTGCTATCCAAGGCACTCAAGGAACCAATGGTGCTCAGGGAACTCAGGGAACACAAGGTGCACAGGGAACCACTGGTGCTCAGGGTGTTCAAGGTTCACAAGGAATTCAAGGAACTCAGGGAACTGACGGTACTCAGGGACATTATGGTACACAAGGAACCCAAGGAACCCAAGGAACCCAGGGAACTCAAGGCGCACAAGGAACTAGCGGTACGCAAGGAGCCACTGGTGCTCAAGGCACCCAGGGAACTCAAGGAACTCAGGGAACTCAAGGAGTACAGGGAACCCAGGGTACTCAAGGAACTCAAGGTACACAGGGTGTTCAGGGCGTACAGGGACCAGCAAACCTAAACAACGCCCATCTATCTGTAGCACTTGCAACCGCTGCAATTCTTCCTAACTCTCCTACCTATACACCTGGCTCTACTGATGCCTCTGGTGGAACTGGTATTGGTGGATATCTACAAGGAACAACAAATGGCGCCCTAGTAGTTGATGGCGTAACTGTTACCTCAGTAGGCGAAAGAATTTTGGTTAAAGACCAAGCAACAACAACTCAAAATGGTATTTATACAGTAACAGTTATTGGTACTGCTGGAACAAAGTGGAAACTCACTCGTGCAACCGATTATGATGACAGCAGTACTGGTGAAGTTGCCTATGGTGACTTTACTCTGGTAGTTGCAGGAAACACGCACGCAGGACAGTCATGGATTCAATATAACACTGGCTCACTTGCTGGTGGATTTATTAAGATTGATACAGACCCAATCCTATTTACACAGACAACTGGTACAGGTACTCAAGGAGCAACTGGTGCTACTGGTGCTGGTGGTGTTCTTACTAATTCTGGCGCCTTTTATTCGACAGTTACACAAACTGCTGGAACATCAAGTTCTGGAACAGCAATTGCATTTGATTCTACCTCTATCTCACATGGAGTAACACTTACCAGCAGCGGGTCTTCTCTAACTCAAGTCAATGTTCCAGTTACTGGAACATACAATATTTCTACAAATTTACAAGTTCAAGTTGCTAGTGGAAATCATGCTGCCACGATGTGGCTTCGTAAAAATGGCACTACTGCAGTAACAGGTTCATCTTTTGATGTAGTTGTTGCTAATAATAACCCATTCCTTAGTACATGGACATGGCAGGTAGACGCAACTGCAAATGACTATTACGAAATTATGTGGTATGCAGACTCTACTAACGTACAACTTGTAACAGTTGCTGCATCAGGTTCAGTTCCAGTATCTCCATCTGCTTATATTCGTGTAAATCAAGGTGCTTACCAAGGTATTCAAGGTACTCAGGGTGTTCAGGGCGTACAGGGTCAGGCAATTCAAGGTACGCAAGGAACCCAAGGCACTCAAGGTGTACAGGGTGTCCAAGGAACTCTTGGTGCACAGGGCGCTGTCGGTGCTCAAGGCACTGTCGGTGCACAGGGAGTTCAAGGAACACAAGGTACACAAGGAGTTCAAGGAACTCTTGGTGCACAAGGAGCACAAGGAACTCTTGGTTCGCAAGGAACAACTGGAGCCCAAGGAACTCAAGGAACACAGGGAACAACTGGAGCCCAAGGTGCTATGGGTACTCAAGGAGTACAGGGTATTCAAGGTACACAAGGAGTACAAGGTATTCAGGGTGTACAAGGTATTCAAGGTGTACAGAGCCCTTCCATTCAAGGTACGCAGGGTGTACAAGGCGTGCAAGGTGTGCAGGGACTACAAGGAGTTCAAGGAGTTCAAGGTGTACAAGGAACCCAAGGTGTACAGAGTATTGCTACACAGGGAACTCAAGGAGTGCAAGGAACTATTGGAACAACTTCTGCGGACCCTACAGTTACTGTCTTACTATTTGGCGGTATGTAGTAACTCTGTACTTCCACGATGTATCTGGCTATGTTGTGCAGCCTCTTGTAAGAACTTAATTGGGCGATATTTGCCTGGCTTTAGTGTGTAGGTAAAGAACGTCTTCTGGTTCTCTTCTTTCTTCATTCTAAAATTAAAGATATACCAATCCACTGGGCAGTTAATTCCTCGTGACTCAATGTCTGCTACAGCCTTCTCTGCCCCTGCTCTGCTTACCATGTATCCTGCACATGACCATTGCTGATAAGAAATACACACGTTTTCGGCTCCTATACTGTGTTGCTCTTCGTTGTATGCAAATAGCGAGTCATCAGGGACAAAAAAAGAAAAGAAATCCCAATCAAGAGGCAATTCAGCCATGTATAACTTAATCACAGATTTAAAATTTTTACTTATAAGAATGTCATCTTCAAAAACAATTAAAGTGTCGTAGTTGGACTGCAAAAATCTTTTATAAGCCATGTAATTACTTGCCCACACACCAACAACTCCAGCGCTAGGTGGGAAGGTCTCTCCTGGTTGGCAGTAATCCTCAACAGTGTTCACTTTAAATTCTGGGTGCAAATTAATAAAATTCTCTACTTTATCTACAGTATTAAGGTACATTGTGGAGGAACCAAGCCGAGGTAAAAAAGAAACTCCCTGAAGAATTAAATCATACGATTTATTACGAAGTTTATTTCCAGTATCAGTATGAAAGACTTCAAAGCAAGCGTTATCTAACATTTAACAAACCACATCTGGTATCCATCTTCAAGACACCTTATCTCTCCTTCACAAACTTGCATAAAGGCATTGACACCACGCATAGGCTCTAAAAAGGGTTTTCCACCTTCTGCCCACAGGTAATCATCAAAGGCAATAACTCCACCAGGTTCAAGGACTTTAAAGGCGTTAAGGCCATCTAGGGCCGTTTGAAGGGCAGTGTGGCTGCCATCAATGTAGATAAAGTTATACGTTTTTTTATTTGTGTTGAAGAACTCATCACTAGTCATTTTGTGTTTAATTACTTTGGAGTTACCTGTAAAACGAGAATCGTAATAACTTTCAACTGAGTTAAAATCTAATTGCTCGTGCTGTTCTTCTTCACTACCTGCCCACGTATCTACATCATCAATCGTTACAATATCCCGATTAATCAAAAGCCACTCAGTAGCATCTCCTGTATATGTCCCTATCTGAAGGGCACGCAAAGGAACGTTGGGGCATTTTCTATCAAAGTATGGAGATACATTTTGAAACCAGTTAGGAAACATTAAAACAATTTCAGGTTATTAATGCAACCGTTGACATACTCTTGGGTCATCTCTACACTATCTAGCAAATGGGTAAATAACGCTTTGCTCTCTTCTTTGCGACCTAACCACCAGCCAGCAACAGCCTTTTCAAACATCAGTACATAAGGGCCGTTATATTCAACATAAACTGGAAGAGGCTGGTTATAACTTGCCATAGTGTATACAAGCCCTAACTCTGCAAAGGTGTAAGCCTTTTGCCATTCTTTATTCCGTTCATGAATTCTAGAAAGTAAAAAATAGGTTTCTGGTCTTCCAGGCAAAAGGGTTAATGCATGCAAGAGAGTTTGATAGACAGTAGCATTTCTATCCCCTTGTTTTGAAAAGCAAAGAGACATTCTTATAAGGGAAGTATAGGCAATTAATGGATGAGTTTTATACCCACGGTCAGCGGCTCTTAAATAAAACCCAGCAGCAGATGCATATTGTCCTAAATCGTAGTAGGCATTAGCAAGGGCAAAGTTTTTTTCTGGGTTGTATGAGTCAAGAGCAACATCAACCGCTAATTCTTTAATTGCCATATGTTTTTGCCTCTTCAATCATTTCGTCAATCACAGACTTAGGAACTTCTAAAACAAATGCTGAATTATCTTGAACGCCAAAACTTACTAATAAATTGCCATTAATTAAAGCGGCACCTACACAAAACTCAATAGGGGTATCCATAAAAGCAAACTCTTTGCTGAGTCCTACAAAATTAAATTCTTTATCCCACACAACTAAACGATGGCGATACGTTGAATCTTTTTGGTCAAGATAGTTTCTCCATAAGTTTACTTCGTGAGTAAAGGTCAAGTAATAATCGCCCCAAGTAACAGTGTGAGAACCTCCTCTTTGGTCTTTAGGAGGATTAGGCATATTGTTATTTAATATAATTTGCTTTGTTTCTGGTGCATTAGGATTTGACCAAACTACTTCAGTTGGCATTGTCCATTTAACAAAATGATAAGGTTTATCAAGAACTGGTGAATAATTTTTTTCGCAATATGAAGAATCGTTACCAGTTGCAGGCATGCGAACTCTTTGAATTTCTTTGACGGTCCAGTTCTCTTTATCAATCTCTACTTTGCTGTACTCCATACGACCTTGCCCATTGGTCGTGGTATCACGACGAACACCGATAAGGTAGTAGTCGCTATCCCACTGAACAACACGTGCATCTTCAAGGCCAACAAACTCCCAGATAGGTTGGTGCAAATCTAGCATCTCTACCTTTGTGTAGTTGATGACGTTATAATCTTTATCTAGGCGGCATAAAAAGTTATTGGTAACAAGTCGTTGGTCTTTCTCTGGGTGCAGATAAGTAAGCGGCCCCCATGGGCTAAAGAAACGCTTATCGTTCTCAGAGATATAAAGTGTGTAGTTAACCTGTCTTAAATTGACGAGGATATCTCCGTCATTGTCAATGTAAACGGAAGGGTTCATTAAACCCAGACCATTACTGAGAGAGTTAGGTATAATTATGGGCGCTAATTTGCCGCCTTGAGAAACCGATTTTTGCACCAAATTCATGGGGCCACTTTAGCCCACATTCAGCCCCTATACCTATTAATCTAAGACCACCATATTTAAGGAGTTCCATGGCCACCAGCACATACAAAGTTTTGGGTCAATTAAACCCATCGGCAACAACAGAGACAACACTCTACACAGCGCCTTCAGCAACACAGACTGTGGTCTCAACCCTTACTATTTGCAATCAGACATCCTCTGCTGCTACTTACCGTATTGCGGTTCGCCCTTCAGCAGACGGTTCAACAGCAGCAAAGCACTGGATTATTTATGGCGCAACAGTTGCCGCCTCAGATACAACAGCGCTTACTCTTGGTATCACACTAGCGACTGGTGACAAGATTCAAGTTTACGCATCAAGTGCAAACCTTTCATTCTCAGCATTCGGAAGTGAAATCGCCTAATGTCAATCTCAAGCGTTAACGGTGTAGCGTCTACAGTCAGCCGCTACCGCTTTGTAGCAGCAGGTGGCGAAACTTCCCTTTCAGGAACAGATGCCAATGGTGCGACACTCTCTTACCTTATTGGTAAAGAGGAAGTCTATTTAAATGGCGCCCTTTTAGTTCGTGGTCAGGACTACACAGGAACTGATGGCGCAACAATCTCATCTCTTACTGCTCTTGTAGCAGGAGATACAGTTGAGATTATTACCTTCGTCCCGTTTGCAATTCCTACCGCTATCTCTTCAGCAACAGTAACAACTGCGGGCGATTTAATTGTTGCCACTGGTGCATCTGCTGTTACTCGTCTAGGAGTTGGCTCTTCAGGAACAATCCTTACATCTAATGGAACTACTCCTGCCTATACATCTACTGTTACTGGAACACTTAATAATGGCACTCTAACTGGAACCTTAACGGCGGCATCTACATCAGGAACCTCTGGTCAATTTTTATCTTCTACTGGTAGTGGTGTTCAATGGGCTACTCCTGCTTCTGGTTCTATGACTTTACTTTCTACCACAACACTTTCAGGTACTTCAATAACAGTTACAGGAATAAGTCAAGGTTATACAGACTTGTTAGTTTTGGTTAATGGTTTTACTTTTAGCAGTAATGATAATTTATATGTGCAACCAAATAGTAGTGCAGGTTCGCAATGGATGGCTGGTGTAACAAGTGATGGAACAGCACAAACCGTAGGAGATTGTCGTGACCTTT